GCGGTACAGTTGTCGAAAGTAGCTCGACCAAGAGGGTTACCGATGCGAACGAAGTTGGGCATGTTTTCGATGCTGTCTTTTGACAGAGCCATGCGAACAACGCCTGTTGACTTGTAGAGGACGAAGTGGCGCTTGAGGAACGTGACTTCTTCGATGTGTCGTGAGAGGGGCGTGTCATCGCCTTTCTCAACCTTGGTTTCTAGAGTGTAATCGTAGCCTAATTGAGGCATAGTTTCGATTAGAGTCTTTTGGTTGTACCAAGGAAGGATGGCGTCTGAGACGCTCATGACAACATCATCGCCGAAGTAGACGGGATGAACAAACTGATCGAAGTGATGATTTGTAGCATGCTTAGGAGAGTGCTTCTTCGCCAATACAAGGTAACAGTATCTATGGGCAGTGTCGTTGAGGAGGTTGTTAAGGTTGGAAGTACCTAGACATCCACTTGGAATAGACGATTCTGACTGCCATAGAACGTTGCGGGCTCGGTGAGTGACAGACGAAATGCTCTTGAGGGCGTAGCGCTGAAGTTCTTTAACAGCGGGGGAGTGCATAGGATAGAATTGCTCTACTATCTCGTTGCAGACGAGGTCGACGGTTCGATGAGGATGGGAACCGTCAAAATTGCGAAAATCTCCAGCGATAATGTTCTTAAGGCCTTCAACGGTGAGCTTGTTGACCAGGAGGGAAGTGTGTCGGTGACTGTAGACATTCATTCCGATTCCCGAACTGGAAACAATGGGGCGTGACTCCATCATCTCAAAAGCACCACCGACGAGACGTTTAAGGAAAATCTGCGAGCGGACATCTGTGAAAACAGAAAATATGCGGGTTTTGACATCTTTGATCTTCTCTAGTGGTCTAGTTTCAGACTTGGGCATGTCAACGACTAAGCTAGGATGTAAAATTCCATTCTCAAAGTCCTTTAAGACTGCGCGTTCATAGTCGGCATATTCTTGAACGAACTGCTCGTTAATTCCACTGACGTCGATAGGCGTTGCGTCGTGGTGGTTGTCTAGCCAGTCGGCTAGATGGTCAATAGAGCAATTTTTGATCTCCATCCAATCTTTGTTTGTTTTGATTGGCATCTGGTAATTAGTCCGCATAAGGTGTCGGAAAGCTCCGCCTGGAGAGGCGTCACCATTGACAGCCTTGCGTGAAGGGTCGGCCACCTTACCGTAGATGGTTTCATGAATGGATTTAATTTTAGAGCGATCAA